AAAATATTCTCAAGCGCCAAAAAGCAGTCCTAAAGCAGGTGAAAAAAGATATGGATATGTATAAAAAGTCGTCCATTGACCCGCGTACATTTGTCGTTCTGGATGATTGTCTGTATGATAACAAATGGACGAAGGACGTGATGATGCGCCTCCTCTTCATGAACGGTCGTCATTGGAAGGTCATGTTAGTCATCACAATGCAATATCCATTGGGTATCCCTCCAAATCTCCGCACGAATATCGACTACGTTTTTATCCTCCGCGAGCCATATATTGCGAATCGTAAGCGAATCTACGACAATTATGCGGGTATGTTCCCCACATTTGAGAGCTTTTGTCAGGTCATGGACCAGTGCACCGAGAATTATGAGTGTTTGGTCATCAATAACAACGCGAAATCGAACAAATTACAAGACCAAATCTTCTGGTATAAGGCACAACAGCACGGGCCCTTCAAGCTCGGCAGTAAGGAGTTCTGGGAAATATCGAAGAATCTCGGTTCTGATGATGAAAGCGAGCAGTCGTATGACCCTAATGCTGCGAAAAACAGTAAGGCGCCGAAGATTAACGTGAAGAAGAGCAAGTGGTGATGGAAAGTTGCTTCACATTTGGGTGTAGCAAGATGGATAAAATTAGCATTTTAACCCTATTTTGGAATCTTGCTCTCGGCGATATGAGAGCAAGATTTCAGTCTAACTAGTTTTTGAATATTGGTTTCGCATATTTGTTTTCGCATCACGAAAACAAATTAAAGACAACCGTATATACATAGTATAACATACGCTCATAACGATGTCCTCCTCTGCTTCTTCCGCCTCATCCGCATCAACCCTTAATATTGTCGAACTCATCGATAAAAACCCGATTATAAAGTTGTCTCAAAAATACAACAATCTTCTCCTCGAAAAAATCCAAGAAAACTTCAGCACATTTGAACAACAATTGTTTGTCAGTAGTTTTTACTGTTACCTGAATTACAATAAGAATATAGACTTTGTGGTTGATTTGGATGATGTGTGGAAATGGTTGGGATTTAGTCAAAAGGCGCACGTAAAACCGATGGTTGAATCCAACTTCAAACTTGATGTTGATTATAAAATTGTCACATCATCCGAAACCGATGAAGACCAACTACCTCACTCACCAAACAAATCCGGTTCCGACAAACCCAAAAAACATGGCGGCCATAACAAGCAAACCATCAAACTCACTATCCGTTGCTTCAAACTTCTCTGCCTGAAAGCACAGACCAAGAAAGCCGGTGAAATCCATGACTATTATTTATCATTAGAAGACCTACTTCTTCGAAGTATTGATGAACAAAGCAGCGAACTCCGCGCCCAGCTCGAACAATCCGCCGCACAACTCGAACAAAAGAACGAAGTCATCAGCACCCTCAACCAAGCCACCATCACTCTCACCCAAGAAAAGAAACGTGCAATTGAAGAAACCCTTATCAGCCAATTTCCAGTGAATACTCAAACAATTTACTTCGGCACCATCGACAACACCAACGCCGATAACGAGAAACTCATCAAATTCGGACAGACTAACGACCTCTCCACCCGTGTCGCAGACCATCACAAGAAATACACCAATTTCATCCTCGCCATTGCATTTCGTGTGACCAATAGATCTGAAATTGAGAACCATATCAAGGCGCATCCCAAGATCAAGCGCCAACTTCGCACGATTGAAGTCGCAGGTAAAAACAAAACCGAAATCATCGCATATGACAGCACCAATTTCACAATTAGTCGCTTGACAAAGCACATCGAAGACATCATTCACGCTACAATGTACAATGTGGAAAACTTCAACAGGCTTATTCAGCGCAATCAAGAACTGGAAGCCGAGAATGCGAAACTTGTCAGTGACCTCGAATCAAAAAAGAAGGCGATTCATGAACTCACCCTCGCCAATAATGAACTCAAAGAGAAGACCGCGCAACAGTCGCAAGCACTTCAAATCGTCGCAAGCGAAAATGAATCTCCCTTCACCCAACACATTCTTCTCCCCGATAATGAAATGACGCAAAAGTTCGACCAATTCGTCGCGACATGCTGTATCGTGCGCCCTGACGTCGAAGAAGAGTCGGTGAATCTTGAAGGTCGATTCCGTCTATGGTCGCATACGAAACCAACAAAAGAGACCTTCCACGCACTGAAGCATTATATGGACGTCAAATTCAAACCCAAGCGTATCGACCGTATTCACGGCTATCAGGGTATCAAATTGAAGACAGTGGAATACAAGAAGGTTATCGCAAATGAGGCCGAAAATCCAGCACAATTCAGCGTTGAGACATTTATATTCCAGTGCTGTAAGTTCTCTGACCGTGGTAAAATCCTGAATTCTACACTTCTAAAAGAGTATCAGCAATGGAAAATATCGGTGGGACAGACACCAAGTGAAACCGACCTGAAGAACCTGAAGACCTATCTGAATGCGTGTCCGAACGCACTTAAGGCGACGATTTGGGCTGAAAATCAAACTTCCAATGAAGGCTATTACGGCGTATCGTTAAGTGAAAATTATTACACGATGACACAAGCCGTTATTCAAGGACAGGTCAATCCGGTGATTAGTGTTCAAATTTCAGCCACCGGTAAGAAAGTCGAGAAACGCCTTGTCAATTCAAATCAATTATTGAAGACATGGGATACGATTGCGAAAGCAGCCGTCGCCGAAGGTTTCTCCACCGCCAAAATGAGCCGCAGTGTCAAAGACAAAACAGTTTTCAATGATTATTATTACTGTGTCGTGCAGTCCGTCTAAGTAACGAATTCACACGACTAGTAATAATAAACAGACATTTTATCTGTGGATTATAATATTATATTTTATTATAACACATCATTCTTTATAGTCTTCCATGAAAACTCTCCAATTTACGAAACCGAAGACGGCGACGTCTTCTACCGAATTTTATGCTGTAACTGCCGACGCAAAGAATTCATCTCTTAGTTTCGGTGGCGGATACAGCCAGTCTAGCGGTTGGAACGCCAACGTCACATTTACCAAAAAATGGTAGATAAAATAATCCTTCATATAACATTATTATTACTGTATCTCGCCAGTAGTAATAATGACCGTTGTTTTCATTTAGAATATTCAAATACTAATCAACATCCTTCGCATCGCCCGCGCCCGACAACCGCGACAACCCGTGGTCGCTATTCTTATCCATGACGACATCATCACCCTCGAACAACTCCTTACGCATCTCATCGACGGTCATTGAGATAGACGCGGTCTCATCGGCGTCGTTCCAAATACCACCGCCAACTCCCTCCTCGCCGGCGTCGGCGTCGGCACCGCTGCTCGAGTTCTCCAAATCACGCGGCTTCGCATCCACCAACGTCTCGCCGTCCTTCGCCAACATCTGCGTGAGCTTATTACCGCTCTCTTTCGCCAATTTCATATTCTCCTGAATCGCCTTCGCCTTCGTATCCTTGACACGCTTCTCGAACTCCGTCTTAGCCTGCTCCTCGTTCTTCTTCTTCTCCGCCATCAACTGATTCAATGTCTCCTCCATATACTCGACCCGACCAGTCTTATACGCGTCAGGGTGAAATGGCACCCACAATCCAACTGGACCGACGAAGACATCGTGATTAGGGTCCACCTCACGCAACATCTGGCAACGCAATTCCGCCTCCTTCTGTGAGCCGAATACGCCGCGGACTTTCAAACCACGCACGGTTGTCTGGAAGTTATGCTTCTCGTTGAATTCGGCATCCAAGTCATCCTCGTGCTTGTCTAGGAACGTCTTATACTCATCGTAGATGTTCGTCTTCTGAAGCGTTTCCTTCTCTTCTTTAGCAAACTCTTGAAAATCGGCGGTAAGCTTGTCAAAACTGACATGGTACTTAAATGAGACGAAATTAAGGAACTGTACGAACTTCTCCATCGACTTCTGATAGTCCCAGTAATGGAGAAACTTCTCGAAGAAGAAATGGTCCTTCTGCTTCAAAATCGATTCCGGAGAAACAAACGAGAGACATGCGAACTTCTGTCCAGCAATAGGCTTGTCTTCCTCTAACAAGTCAATATATTTAGGATTTACATCACCAGTTCTGGTCTCTTTCAATTCGACGCCCGCAGGGGCGGGGATGCGGGTAGGGGCTTGTTGCGACATAACTATAATATAGTATGACATAGTTGTTTAAGTGTTTTAACGCATTTATTGATTTTCGACAATCGCGGAATTCTATGGAATAAAACGGCACTTGTAAATATTAATTTCTTATTATTATTTATAATAAATCATTCGAATGTCCGGTGTTTTTGATTTAGGCGAACTCGTCAAGAGAACCATTAAGTATTTGGTGGAAGGTGTTATGGTGGCCATTGCTGCCTACGCTATTCCTAAACGCAGCCTTTCCTTCGATGAGGTCGCACTTATCGCTCTTACCGCTGCTGCCACTTTCAGCATTTTGGATACCTATGTCCC